TATGAAATATTTAAATCCTTCTTTCGCTGAGTATAGTGTTAAGGCTTCTGAGATACTTTACCCCTTCAAGAAGGAGGAGTCTTATATCTTAGTTACAGAGGGACCTATAGACGCGCTAAGCCTCCAAAATATAGGGATTAATGCGACCAGTACCCAAGGCTCTATCTTCTCTCAGAATCACTTAAAAGAGCTCTCAGATAAGAAGATAATCTTAGCTTATGATAATGACGAAGCTGGGGATCGTGGTATTCAATATGCCAGAAGGTTAATCAAATCTAAAAATCTTCCTGAGCCTTATACAGTGAGACCTCCCCAACAATTTAAAGATTGGAATGATTTTATAATAGAAGCCTCTGCTGTAGAAGTACAGGCTTGGGTGTCCGAAACTGTTACAAGGATGGATTTTAACTACGAGCTTAGCGCACTACTAGATTAAATTTATCACTCATAATAGTTTGACCTAAGAAAGTAGAACTAGTTTGTAGTTCGTACATTCCTACATTCGCTGCAGAAGTATTCCAGTTGTATATAATCGTGTCATCTGAATTTACAGTTACTCCTGTAGATGTCCAAGGTACGATTTCAGTATAACCTGCACCTGTAGACGTATCATCCTTTAAATGAATAATTCTAACTGCTGCAGAGTCCATTACTGTTTGATCAAAAATATTTTTAACCTCTTCGGTAATATTAGTGTTATTTATAGTATGCTCTGATTTCACATGTAAGTCTATTTTAGAATTTTTATTTATATATTTTTGAACCAGCTTCTGAGAGGTTGTAATTAATAAAGGCTCTGTAAGAGTTATAACTGACTGATTATGTAAATGGAATGAATGTATGAAAGTATTAAATGTACCTCCATCAACATCCTTTACAGTCCAAATATCCCAGTACTTACCTGTAGTAGCATTTGTATAGGTCATAGAACTAGAGCTTACAGGATTAGTCCATTTCATACCCTCTCTAAGTACTACACCATACTTACCAGTAGACCTTTTGAAAATTGCGATACTTTGACCAGAAGCGTCTCCCGATAATGTAAAATCAGCTTCGTCATCCGATCCTTGAAATATCATAGTAGCCGATAATGCGTTAGCGGATGCTACTAGACCATAAGTGTTAGAACCAGCAGCCAAATCCAATATATTATCAGCAGTTCCGTGGGTATCTCGAAAGATATGTACACTTTGAATTACATAAGGGTCATAGTAAGCACCCCCCTTCAAGTATTGAAATTCTAAAAGAAGATTTGAATTAGGACCAGGTCTACTAAACCTAGGAGTTATTGAGATATTGTTAAATGTTGCCATGAGTCTATATTATTTAGACTTGATCTCTTCCATTTCTTGCTTTTCTCTTTCAGCTTCTTCAGTTCTCTTTTTCAGATACTCAGATCTCTCTAAATAGGTTAATTGAAGGACATCTGAGTAGGAAAATCCACAGTGATGTACTAGAAGATAAGATTCCTCTGTAAGGTAATCTTTGGATAAATGTTCTTCTAGCTCACTCCGAAAAAACTTTCATTAATAGGTAAATCTACTACTGAATCAGAATTACAGGAATTACATACATAGTGAACTAAAGTTTGAATACCTAAATCGCTATCTGTAATAGCGTTACGAAGTACTGTAATATCTTTAGCTGTGCTTTTAGCAACGAAACCTTGGGTAATTACTCTTTCAGTATGACCATCAATTGATTCTACTAGTCTCCAAAGATTGTCCATTAGACTATCGACTGAATTTAAATACATTTCCTCTTTAACTGTAGGAATTTTGTATTTTACAGTGACTTCTGAGTCAGGGAGAACAACTTCAAAGCTTGCGTCTCCATCTAAGTAATTTACCGGTAATTTATTAATCTCTACAGCCAATCCGTTAGTTTCGGAACATTCGGTACAAGTAGCCTCTATTTTGTAATCATTACCATATGAAAGTTCTCTAAGCTTATACAGAATAAAATTCTTATCGACCAAAGGTAAGTTTTCATAATTTAGATCTTTGCTGCATCTTTTGATTAATGTAGTAATTACTTTAGCACCATCTGATACCTTTTTAATATTTCTAAGAATTTTTTCATCCTCAAATGTAAAAGGTTTAATTTGAATAGATGCTGAATCCGAAGAATTAAATTTACCTCTAGAAGGTAAATCAATAGGAACCCAAGAAATTTTACTTTCTGATTTCTCTAGCAATCTCTTTAAAGTGTCTTGATGTTCAGTACTTAGTTGCTCTGTATTTACAACTGGATTTGAAGAAGGTAAATGTTCCCCCTTAGCGGCTGCTTGTCTACGCTCAAGAGCTTCTCTAGGGGATTCCATCTCATTAGATTGAGGTGGTGTTTTAGCTAGATCTATAATTGATTTTTCGTTGGTCATGATAATATTAAAAGTTTTTAGTTCTTTTGACCTATAATAGATAAAATAATAAAATATGGAAATATTTATTTCGAATACTTATTCTATCTTGAAAACCTCTAACGTTAAGCTGTTAAAGGCTTTAGGTAAAAAATATCGGTGCAAAGCTCCTGGAGCTGAGTACGCCGCCTCCTATAAACGTGGTCATTGGGATGGTTATACTTATTATTTTAATCCTAAGACTGGTAAATTCGGAACTGGCTTGTTATATAGTATTCTAGAGGATCTGGACTATTTGGAGTATGATTACAAGATAACAGACAGTAGACCTAGTATAAACATAGGAGATAGCAAGATAGAGGGGATAGAACCTAGGGATTACCAGGAAAGCTTAATTCAAGAGGCTTTAGAATTAAAATCTTGCATTATTAAATCTCCTACAGGCTCGGGTAAGACTATTATTATTGCTGCTATATTAAAAGCCTTAGAAGGGAAGACAGGATTATTATTTTTTAATAAGAAACAACTTCTAAAACAAACCTCTGATTTCCTTACAAAATACGGTATCGAACATGGGTTAGCTTTTGGGGATGGAGTAGATATTAAACCTCTTACATTAGTAACTATCCAGTCTATTGATAAGGTTATTGATACTCATTTAAAAACTTCTGAGTTTATTATGTTTGATGAAATTCATGAGTTTGCTAAGGGTAAAGTAGCCAAGAAGGTTCTAAGTTCATTTCCTACCGCAACTTACAGAATTGGATTATCTGCTACACCTCCTAAAGATAGACATTCCCAGTTAACGCTCACTTCTTTTCTAGGAAAGCAGATTGAGTACGTAACCGCTAAAGATTTAGTGGAGGAGGGATATCTTACATTACCATCTATTCAACTGTTAGAATTACCTGATTTAGATGACAGTGAAACAACTGGCAAAACATATCAGGAAATCTACGAGGAGTTTATAGTCGACTATAAATATAGAAATGATCTTATAGTTAATATCGTTAGTAAGATTACAGATAGTAATGCTAAAATACTAGTTCTTACTAAGAACTTAGCACATGCAAAGTACTTCAAAGAAAATATCCCAGAATCATATCAGCTAGAGGGTAAAGATAGTTTAGAGGATAGAGATAAAACTTTACAAAAGTTCTTAGAGAAAGATGGTCCTTCTGTAATAATAGGAACTATAATATTTCAGACAGGTATAGATATTCCAGAACTAACACACCTAGTTAACGCTAGAGGATTAAAGTCTGAAATTGCCACAGTACAAGCCTTAGGTAGAACGTTACGAAAGCATGAAAATAAATCTCAAGTGTATATTTATGATTTTATTGACAAGGCTCCCTATCTCGGGAAACATTCAAAGCTACGAGTAGATGCTTATAAATCTCTCGATTTTAATATAGAATTTCATGGAATCAAGAAAAAATAAAGAAACTAAAGTAAACAGCTTACCAGGTACGGATAAGGAATTATTGCATATTTTAATAGAGAGGCTTACTGAATTAAAAGATAAAGAGTCCCCTGAAATTTCAGAAGACTCTTTAGAATTACTTGAGTCGGTCATTTTAGATCTGCTTACAATGCAGAACCGACATCAGAGATTATTTAGACGATGGCTAAAACAAGGATATTTAGCTAATTAAGCACCATACTGATCATCAGGTAGAGGTTCCTCTTCCTCTTCTTCCACTCCGCCACCTAGAGAAGCTATAATACTCTCAAGGTCTGCCATAATGGAACCTAAATTACCGTTATCTGTGGATAGACCTACGGAAGAATCCGTATCATCACCTACAACTTCACCCTCCTCTTCAGGAGCGGCTTCTAGTTCTTCACCTTCTTCTCCAGGCATTGGGGTTTCAATCTCCTCTTCAGGAGCCTCCTCACCAATCTCCTCCTCAGGAACTTCTTCGCCAATCTCCTCTTCAGGAACTTCTTCGCCTAATTCCTCACCCGGCATTTCCTCACCCGGCATTTCCTCACCAGGAACCTCTTCTGGCATCTCTTCTGGCATCTCTTCTGGCATTTCTTCCCCAGGAACCTCTTCTCCCATACCGCCTTCGGCAGCTCCGGTTAAAGTTCCCAATACGTCAATTACTTGAGATAGATCTTGGGTTAGTCTAGGAACGTCAATATAGTTTACAAGAATAGCATTTTCGTTTAAGCTCTCATCTTCTTCTAGGATACACTCTCTAATCATATCATTAACTTCAAGAACCTCAACTCCTCCTTTATTGCTTACGAATTTTGAGAAGTCTTTAGTAACATCTTGCAAAATACCCTCTTCCATACACATTGAAAGTACTTCAAAGAATACAGAATGAGTCTTAGAGAGATTGCTAAAGGTAGGGACAAACTTTAAGTTTGTTACATTAACCCCATATTTTTCACTTAGTAGATTGATAAGTTTAGCTTTTACAGGTTTCTTAGTCTCATATATTTTAGAGACGAATTCTTTAATATCTTTCTTTAAAATTGTATCTGTTGAGTTTACTTCGTAAATAGAGGTAAGAGTCTCATTTAAATCGGTCTTAGTAGCAAAGCTAAAGTAAGGAACATCTTCGATTACCTTCTCCATAGTCTCTACTAAAGTTTTATCATCTGAGAAAATACAGGATGCCAAGTCTTGAATAGATTGGTTTGTAGCCCATACTCCTGAAAAATTTTCTTTAGATTCTATTAACTCTTGGCGCATAAGTTCTTGCTTACACACCATCTCATAGAGATTATTACCTTCGGATAGGTCAATTTCTAATTTCTTTGCATTATTAACATTCTCTAGAGTTAAGTCTACATTTGAACCTAGTACATTTGCCATTGCATTTACAATACCGATACTATCTTTAATCTCTTTATTCTGAGTAATAACCTCACGATTTTCTGTAATAAAAGATTTTAAAGCTTCTTTTGCCTCTCGCAACTTGCGGAATTCTCCTGAATCTAAAATATTTGTATTATTGCTAAAAGAGGTAGAATGTTTCTCGAATTTGTAACGTAAAGAATCTATATTATTACGATCTTCAAATAGGTTGAGAATATCGCTAAAAGAAGTATCTGCCTCATTAAAGTTATTCTCACGAAGATCAGATACGAAATTTGATATACCTTCAGAGACTATATTATCTATCCTCTCAGCTGAAAGGTAGTTATCTGCAGTGTCTGTAGACAGGTTCTCCAGTACAATAACTGAATCCTTAACTTTGTAGTTACATGTAATTAGATTCGAATTCTCAGAGAGGAATTGAACTTCCTTCTCCATAGAATCTACTGTAAATACTTTGAAGTTTTCCCGAAGTGATCGGCTTAAGTAATCCGCAACTTTGTGCAGATTTGTAAGATTTTTATTTCTATTTTCTAATAGCATGGTTATGTTCCTAGTTTATATACTTGATATTTTATATTTAATTTTAGTTTATTAGTAAGATTTACATAGGAGGCTCTTCAGGAGGACCAGCAGCTTCGCCACCTCCCATTTCTGCGCCACCTAATTCGGAGCCAGGCTCAGGGGGAGCCATAGCTGCTTGTTGAGCTTCCATTTGTTGCATTTCAGCTTCTGCTTGTTCTTCCTGTATTTCACTCATACGATCTTCTATCTCCTTAATCTCATTTTCATTCAGATGGAAGTAATTTTCATATATGTATTCAGGAGGGAACATCTCCAAACCTTTAACAGCTTGAACTACGCGCGTCTTCATTTCATCTAATTCTAAGCGTCTCTTCTCTTGAAGATCAGAAGGAGGACATAGAGTAACTTCTATACCTTTAATTAAATTCTTGTCAAACCCTCTAAGAGTTAAATGTCTCTTAATTAAAAGATCAAGACTTTGCTCTACCTCTCGTTGAATTCTTCCAACAGCACGAGAAAATTTAATGTCAAGCTGAGATAAGTTAGATTTGCGCTCAGGAGATTGTTCTTTCTCTACAATAAAGTCTTGTGGGACTTTAAGGGCTGCTAGAAGTTTATCACGGAA